AGCCAGAAACTAGTAAAAGCTCCTATCCTTTTAATGGACCATTTGCCGTTAGGCTTTAGCGTGTCGCTTATTAATTTTTTCACTTATATAATCCTTAGGAACTATGGCAAAAAGCTCTTTACGTTGCTTTAAATCGTTTGATTCACTAGCTTTGTAGTTCTGAAATTGGTAACAATCAACAAGCATTTCGCGCATTTCCTTCACTTCGGCTTGAAGTGTCCACACCCAAACGGCTAACAAACCTGTTACGCCGTACTTCTTGATGATTGTTACAAATTCTGTCATGACCTATTTTTCTCTTTGGTTTCTGGTCCTTCGTTTACAGCTTTTACGTAGCTTAAACAAGCGTAAAGGTCCTCATCAATGATTGTCCAAATCGGTTGCTCGCATGATTTGGCAAGTGTGCGACACTCGGAGTTTTCTAAGTGTAAAACAGCTCCAGCAGGAATCGCCTTAATCTTGTTAATGATTCCGATTTTCTCCGCCATTTCTTCCAAGTTTGGAGGGCTTTGAGGATTTACGGCTTTAATAGCTAACAAAAGGATTTCTTTGTAATCTTTAAAGATTGCTTTTGTTCCGTCCTCTTTTGTTTGTTCAATTAACTTTAATTCGATTGATTTCATAAATAATTGGTTTTAATGAAATGCTAAATTAAGAAATAATTGTAACTCCTAAATATTCCGCAACGTAATCGTCAACGACTGAGTTGTCACGTCCCCATTCAGCGAATTGTTCTTCCGTCATTTGGTAGCGTCCATCGGTTAGGATTTTGCCCTCATCGGTAAGCAATCTGTAATAGGTACTCGCCGTTGTAGCATCCGTCATAAATGCTTCTACTAGTACTGTTAAGAATGTCGCAGTACCTTCGTTAAGTGGATATACGATTGGTTGAATCGCTACTCCGTTTGTGTTTGTTTCCATGTTATATTTTAAATTAAATCCAAATTGTACCGTTGTAATATGACATCAAGTTTAAAGTAGTGTCATAAACCTGAAGGCCTGCAACCGGCGAAGCAATGGCGTTCTTTTGCGCTGTTGTCATTCGTGGTAGTAGAAATCCTTGCGTGGTGCTTTGTACATTAACAATAGCACTTGCTACATTCGTGGATGTTCCGACAAGAATATTTCCTGTTTTTGATGTTCCATTATGCGAGAGAATAATATTGCCATAAACACCTGACGTTGTATTTGTGGTATATATTCTCAATGTTGTGTTATTTCCTGAAGGAGCACTAGGGGCATATCCTGCAGCTACAATATCCGCAAACGGAGTTAAGTGATTCACAGATTGTCCACTAAGTGTGAATGTCATTATTTGTGTAGCTCCCATGGTATGAACCATTGAGTTTAAACCTCTTACAAAATCTACACTAGCAAATCCTTGACCAATTCTAACAAGAGAACTGTCTACACGAAAACCTATATTTCCACTTGTATCTGTTAAATCTAATGAGTTTGCAGCTGGTCGTATTCTTCTTGTTCCTCCGCCATCAAACATAATTCCATTAAAAGACGAACCATCTGCTCCTGTTACTGCACCCGTAAATCTCGCAGTACCATTAACGTCAAGCTTGTATCCTGCGTCTGTTCCCGTATTTAAACCAACATTTCCCGTTGCCCAAGCACGAATAATATTTGGAACATTTACCATTTCCCAAGAAACACTATTTCCCGTTGAGCCATCACTAACGTGATTCCAATTGAAACCAAAGTTGTTTCTAGAGAGGATATTTTTACCTCCATAAAATACACCTAATACACTTGCATTTGGCATATTCGGAGCAAAGCAATCAAAGTTGTTTGAATTTGGACTACTTGATGTTGTATTCGTTACCGCTAAAATTGGAGTGGCTGTTGTTTTGGAAGTGGTTAAAACTGAAAACCCCGAAACATTTAACGCTTGTGTAGGACTACTCGTCCCAATCCCCAACCTTCCGTTCGTATTATCCCAAAACAAGTTCGCTGATTCACTCACCACATTCCCCGCGCCTTCAAACAATACACGTCCAACAGTACCCGAAGTGATTGCAGTAGTGCCGATTGTGATTCCCGTAGATATCGTTTTTGCTTTCCAAAGACTTGTCGGTGAATCGTATGCTAAAACTTGCCCATCCAAAGGTGTTGTTGGTAGCGAAACATCGTGAATTTCGCGAAGCTCGTAACCATTTTGAATCGATACTAAAATACGTCCGTTTTGCGATTGCTTACGTGTAACGAATCCAATAAACACGGCGTGTATTGGTGCGCTTGGTATCGTTGTTGTTACTTGACCATCGATTGTTGATAGCCATAAACGATCACCAACGTTGTACGCGCTTGTATCGAATTTATCGTATTCACCCGAAGTAATGATTTTACCTGTTGCACCGTTTGCTAAGTCTTGCAAAAGTAAACCGATTGTCTTTGAGCTAGTCGCTTCGGTGCTTGCGTTTGATAGTAGTAATTCGGGTGTATTTGCCGAACTTGATGAAGTTTTTAAGTAACAAACCGACATCTTTAAAACGGTTGCGCCTGTTCCATTTATAGCATCAATCGCCTCGTATTTACTTTGTGACTTGACGATTGCATACGCCGAACCATCCCAATAATACAAATCGGAAGTTGATTCATCTATATAAAGCGTTTTAACACTTCCCGTAACGGGAAATGCGCTAAGTGTCGCATAGGGTCTTACTTGTGAATCAACGTTAAATTCTATTGCCATAATATGTCAATTGTAGTGTTTTCTAAAGTTGGCGCGGTTTGTGAATCCACTAAAACGCCGTCAATGTATAAGTTAAATGTCGTGTCTGGTAGTGTTAAGTCACCGCCTGCAATAATGCTTTGAAAGTAACTAAATGAAGTATTGTGAACGGTTACGTTTTCACAAATGCCCCCACTCCCAGTTGTTAACGTTGGTAAAGTTAAAATAATGTTGTCACTTCCTTTGATGTTGCCGTCATATTTTGACTCGTAAGCGGCGGTTTTTTCCAAGAATACCGCTTTGATTTTTGCAAAAACACTATCAGTGTACTCGAATGAAGGTGATTCACTATCACTTAAAATTACAGGGAAATCGTAGTACAAATTACGCACGTGATTATTCGCATTGTTATCCGTAATGTAGATTTGATTTGCGCATAACAAAATCTCCTCATCAATTTGGCGAGTCATGCAATTAAGCAACCATGAAGAACGAAGCTCGAATGTTCTTAACGCTTCATTTCGTACTTTTTCACGTGTACGATCCGAATAAATAATGTTTTCGGTGTCGTATTTCGGTTGCATGTACCCGAATTGACCTCTAAAACGTATCGTGGTTGCGAATCCTGAATCTTTGTAGTTTATCCCTTGCTTGCGTACTAAATCGTTCAATACAACGAATAAACGAACCGTCTTTTGTACGTTAAATACTGAGTATTCCAATAGCTCAAAAGCACCGAAGTAGAACCATCCTGAATTACCGGATAGTTCCCAATTTACGCGCACTTTGTAACACCCTTGCAATAATAAACTTCCGCTCGCTACTTGACGCCAATCAATTACGAATCCTTTTGCGTCCGGTTGGTGTGGGAAATTTACTTCAACACCTGGTGCCAACGTCAAAACACCATCTTTATCTTCAAGTTCGATTGTCATTTCGTCAAACTTGTAAGCAATACCGGTACGATCATTCTTGTAATATGCTGCGTCGTCTAGTGAAGCAACAACTAATTGTGGCTCACCACAAAACGAAGCTCCTTTATCTTCCGAAATTGCTTCAAGTGGAAGATTTACAAGCGTAAAGTTTTCTTTGTAAACGTTTTGTATTAATCCTTTTGCATTGAATTGATTGATACGTGAAATGAACGTTGTTTCGTTTGCGCTAATCAAAGACGTATCTACATAGCAAACGACTTCAATAACTTGTGCCGAAATTTGATTGATTTGAGCCGTTGTGAATCCATTTTCTGGCTTCAATGGTGAATCTTGTGCCGACCAATCCCAAAGAGTAGATAAACGTTTGTTTGGGTCTGCTTCATTTGGACGTGTACCCACCCATGCCCAACAATCAGGAACGTTCCAAAAGTAATCAATGGGTAACGTGTGACGCGCAACAACTTTCATCATTTGATTTGCAAGTAATGAAGTTTGTTCGGTGTTTGATACGTCAAAAAGCAAAATGTCGCTTGTGACAAATTCGGCGCCTTCATAGTCTTGTAAAACTACGCGAGCATCCCAATAGTAAAGCGTATCAACATCATCAATCAAGTTCAAACGAACTTTAATTGTGTAACCTGCTTCACGTAGGTATCGCATCCATTCGGCGTTTAATCCATCGTTTGGAAGCGTTAAATCAAAGAAATCAATCAAAGCGTTTGATTGTGAAATCCAATAACGCCAGTTAGCCATTAATGACCAATTAATGCGCAATTCGTATTTATCAACGGTTTCGACACCTGTCAATCCAACGGACAAAATATTTCGATTTGGATTGTCTAAGAATTGTTGAATCGGCTCGCTATAATTTACTTGAATCACACCATTTGAAGTCGTGACAAAGTTCCCAAATGCAATCGGCTTGTTGATTAGTTCAAAGAATGCGTTATCTGAATCGCGTTCAACAATGATTGTCGCTTCAAGTTTTTGGTATGCAATGCCTTTAGTTAAATTAAACTTTGACTTGTAAAGCATGTCGTCTTCAGTGCATCCATTAAACGCATCGTCTTGAACATCGTTCACATGATCAAGAAAATTAACACTTACAACATCATCGTAAATGCCACCAATTATCGGAGCTTTTTCAAGTAAACCTTGCAATAAATTAAGCGTAACCGAATTATTATTGTTTGCATCGCCTGGTGTATTTTCCACCGTTGCCGTCAAGCGGTATTGTCTTTGCTCACTTGGTAACGACTCAACGTATTGTGTGAATGCTGAGTTAGGAACTAACGTGAAATCAATTTGTATTTGACCGGTAGTAAGCGTTAAAACTTCGCTTGTGATATTCATGTTTCGCGAAGCCTTCCCGAAAATGTTTTGAGTTATTCCAGAACCATCAACTAATGAGTTAGCCAAGTAAATCAAATCACCGTGCGACTCTGGTTGATTTTGTATGTCCTCTTGTAAAGGAATCATGTAAAATTCAATCTCAGCACTTTCCAAAAAGTCATCGCCTGCCGTAATAACTACACTAACGGTTGTTTCTTGTGCGTAGTCAATAGCCGTCAATGGATTGCCCGAACCATCCTCGATTGTGACTGAATCAATTGTGAAATCGTTTGTGCCTTGATTGTAGCTTTCGTTTAACCATCCAACGTTTCCAAGATAACCGCCATAAGTTACTTGTAATTTCGCGTTTGGATTGTTTTGTTGTGGATATGCGTTTATTTCCACGTATGGTTTCAATGACTGAGACGCTTCAAAGAATGAAGGTTCGTCAAAGTTTGAATCTTCAAATTTGTAAGGGAAATTGTAAACTAGCGTAATTAAATACGATTTATTTCCACTTACGTCTGCTAATCTTTCAAGTTGTGCGCTTGTGTAAGTTCCACCTGATTGATTTCCTAATTGAATCAAATCAAAGACGTTTCCAACGCTCATGGTATCGACTCCAATCGCTTCGAATCTATTTACTTGTCCATCAATCAAAGAGTTCACAGAACCGCTTGAAGTGTTTGGAATGATGTTATGGTAAACTTCCAATACTTCGGGAGTTGACACCGTACTATTTACGATTTGAAGCGGTGAAATCCCTTGCGGAGTTGAAGGCATGATTGTACCGATAATGATACCCAAGTTCAATGGATCTAATGAAGTGCCAACCGTCAAGGTGTCACCACTTACCGAAGTAATCACATATGGCGAAGCTGAGTACGAAAAGACACCACCCGACCAAGTAATCGAACCTGTGAGTAGAATTGTGTGACCAACTGCAAAGCCTTTTGTTTGCCAATCACCACCGAGCAATTGAATTTCGTAAATACTTGGAAAAGTTACCGGTAAGTTCGAAGCACTTGTAAAGTCAAATTCACAAACTACGGTGATTTTTTCCTCAATGAATTGACCGCTATTTGCGAGCAAAAAGGCATTTCCCGAAGGATGATTTCGAGTGGAATAATTTTTATTAGTTATTGTTAATGCCATGTTGCTTTAATTTTTCCTTTGCCTCTTTAATGTCATTCATTGCCGAATCAAATTTAGCTAATAAATCCGATGGAATTTCATCACGATGTTGATTAATCTTGTGAAGCTCTGGTGTTATCCTTTTTTCCAAGTCTTGAAACGCTTTCAAAACGTTGGGAATGTCCTTACCTAAAATGTCTTTTAAATTATCCATTGATTTGTACGCTTTTTTCGTTTATTCTTGGTCTTAGTACGTTGTAGGTTACCATTGCTTTGGCTTGAAGCTCGCTCCATTGCACGTTTACGATTTCGGCAACTTGTCCGTTGTCCATTGTTATAAAATTGTTTTGGAACAATGCAAATAGTTCGTTTTCAGTCATTGCAACCGGCATCGAATCGTAGATGTTCTTTTGATTATTTTCAATGAAACGTGAATACCAATAATTTAACATGATTGCTTGCGCTCCAATGAAATTGGTTTGTTCCTGGTGCAAACGTGTTCCGTTCATCCAAAGTAATTTTGTAACGCTGAAATATTGTGAACTTAATTGCATGACGTTCCTACGTGCGTTCACTTGCGCGCTTAGATTAGAACCACAAAACAAGTCAACAGCTCGTGCCAAAACTTTAGCGGATTTCTCCAAGAAATTAAGCGAACCTTTGTTCGTGCCTCTTGCAAATGGGATATTGATTAGATCGTAGCCTCTTATTAATTCCAATGCTCGGTCTGGTGAGTTTTCCACTTCGCTTGAAATCTCAAACAAACTTTGGAACGTGTCATCAAATGTATTGAAGTCAGTCGGGTCAGTTTGAAATTGCACTACCCTTCGCTTTGAAATTTCATCACTATTTTGCGAGTGTTCGCTTTGTAATTCGCTTTGAAGATTGAACGCGTTTAATAGTCCTGTGTTTGGTGTTTGCAAAAAGAAGTTTTCTTGCTCGAATGTTACAAGTCCATTTGATACTTTAATCTTCGCGTTAAACGTGTCTTCTAGTGCCGAAATAAGTTGCCCAAGCGTTTTAACCGAGTCGCGTGAACTTGGATAGCCATTTGTATAAGCAAGCGTATTAGGTGCGATTAATTCAAGAAACCATGAATTTTTTTTTGACTTCAATGGTACCGGTAAAATTGTCAAGGGTGTAAGCGAGTTCAAAAGTGTTGAACTTACTGAATACCCTAGAAACGCGCATGATTTCTCAAATAGCGTTTTGACTTTAATTGCTTTGAATTGACGTATTACGGGAAATATCACATTGATTATTTCGGTCAATAATTTGATTAATGCAATGACGATAAAAATCGCATACGCTACACGTGCCGCTAGTTTTATTCCTGCTACAATGATAGCTCCAAAATCGGGGGCGGGAACCGGTAAACCTACCGGAATACTTGCCTTAATCAAATCGGCAATACTTTGCTGAATCTCATCAACTGCCTTTGCGATTTCTTGACTAAGTGCAAATGTCGCAAGCATTAATGAAATGAAGTAATTTGCTTGACCTTCAGGAATGATTACATAGTCAACTTGTGTGAAATCGCTCGGTGACCAATTGACTAAACTAAACGCCATTCCGTCCGCATTATCAAAGAAATTGTCAACTCCTTTGTATTTCTTTAGCTTGACTTTGTACGATCGTTCTTTTTCTCTAAATGCTGGGTCTTGAAAGTCAAGTATATACTTTACGATTGTACCGTTTGAATACTTAATATCTAAGGGCATGCCTACAAAGTAACCGTATGTTTCAATCCATGATTTGATTGCTATCCTATCTTCATTCACAAATTCGAGCGTATCAACTGAAAGTTCAAGTTGACTAATTCTCCTATCTTCAAAATTAAAGACGTAATTAACCGAATCTTTGTTCGCTGGATTGCATTCCGTGCCGTTTAAAAAGTATCTAATCATGATTAATTGATTCTAAATCGGTTTCGACTAATGACTCCATTTGCGTGCTTTGTCTGCACAATTTCGTTGATTCCCGAAGCGAATGATTGCCATGCGATATTTGTTTCTGATTTGTTCGCTACAATGTCCTGCAATACTTTGATTTCCTTAGTCATGTTCATTAAATCAAATGAAGTTCCTGCTTTGTCCATTTTGCTAAGTTTCGAAGCGTTACCGTGATTGTCAAACGCGCTAAGCATTGACGCAGTTTGTGAAGCCGTGTAAACTTTGTCACCTCGATTTAGCATTGTGAAACGTGGACCTTTTCCGGCACCAAGCTCTTTAATGTTCCCAAGTCTATCGGTAATCATCTCTTGACCTTTCTCATCAACTACGGACAAACCACCTGGAGCGTTCATTGTTCCTTTCTCGTAAAATTGTAAGTTCTTTAAGAATGAAGTAAGTACCGTTGTGCTTACGATTGTTGACGCAAGTGCTTCGCCTGGTGTTTTACCTTCGTTTAATGCGCTTTCAAACGTCTTCAATCCCGTTGATATAAGCTCAATGGATTGCTTTTGTTTTTCAAGTCGCATTTGTTCGGCTTGTGCATCGCGTTGGATTTGTATTTGCTCGGTGATTGATTGTTGAGCGTAAATATTACCTTGTGCAGCTAAGTTTTGCAAATAGTCTTGTTGACTTTTCGCGGCTTCTTCTTCTTTTTTAAGCAGAGCAATACGGCGATCAATCTGTTCTTTGAGCATGTCGGTAATTGCTTGTTGAATTGACAACATAAATTCATACGCTTCTTGCGCGTTTTTCTTTTCGGTCTCTTTGACTTTATCACTATTCTCGGTTGCCTTTTCTGCTAGTCCATCGCTAATTTCTTGCTTCTTGTCGGCGATTCCTTTATCGATTGCAACGCCTTCATCACCATTCTTTTGTTGAGTTATTTGCGCTTGTAAATCGTAATCGGCTTTACGTTTTGCTGCGTTGGCTTCAATCGTTTTCAAGTCGGCTTGATATTGCTTTTCTATTTCGGCTTTTTGTGCTGCCGTCAATCCTTCTTGCTCTAATAACTTCGCACGCTTGTCGTTCAATGCTTTTATTTCGGCATCGGTTTCATTTTTGTATTTCAACGCCAATTGTGAAAGCTCGTAAACTTCCTGCTCGTGAAGTGCTTGTTTTTGTATTTTCGCTTTCTCATCAAGTAAAGCGACCAATGAATCGAGCGTATATTTACCAGTTACTTCGGCAAGTATTTCCTGCGCTTTCAACTCTGAATTAAATTGCTTGTCAATTGCCGTGATAGCTTCGTTGTAACGCAATTGTGCAAGTTCGTGAAGCAATTGTGCTTGTATGCCTAAATAAACGTTTGTCGTGTCAAGTTCTGTATTTAGTTCCTTTTGTGCTTTGGTTTGAGTATTGGTCGATTTTGTATCTTCTTTGATTGCTACATCGTAAGTTTTCAAACGTTTTTGTGCGTTTGTCAACTCGGTGTTCATGTCGTTAATCGCCTTCGCATGAAAGTTAACCTCATCTTTTGCCTCGCGTACATGCTCCGCGTAAAATGCGATCATGTTCGTATCAGTTGCCGTTGTTTTATTCAATAACTTTTGCCATTTGTCCTGGTCTTGCAATGCTTTGGTGTATGCCGCTTTCGATTCATTTATTTTTACTTGCAAAGTATCTTGTTTCTGCAAATTGGCATTGATTAGCTCGATGTTTTTCTTTGACTTGAATTCAGCAATTTGAAGTTCTAAGAACGATTTTACTTGATCGTTCAATTGCTTTTGGAATAACGCTTCATCCTTTAAGTTCTTGATTGTAGTCCCATGTTCGCCATTAATCAACTTGATCATCTTTGCGCGTTCTCGCGAACCTGCATTCGAGTTTCTCAAAGCGTTTATGTTACCAATGAATTCACTACTCTCATCTGCAATGAACTTGGACGACTCTTTGCGGTACTTGTTAAGTATTTCTTGGTTTTGTCTTTGCTTTTCTAGTTCTTCATTTACCGGAACTAATGTGCCTAAGAACTCAACTAATTTACCTCCGTACACGGTAAGCAAAGTAACACCAACCGATAAAAGTACCTGCGTAGATAGTAACGAACCTGCAAGTGCTTTAAATACGTTTTTAGTTGGTTCTCCTTGCGCTCTTAATTCAACGTTGGCTTTTTTCAATTTACCAATCTCGTCAAAGAACATCGGTAAGTTGTTTGATATTGCCATGAATCCCGTTTGCACTGAATTCGCGAATGCTGGCATTTCTCGCGCTAACTGAGTAACTGAGAAATTAAGTTGACTATTCGCCATTGCATAGTTTCCGACATTGCGTTGGTGCTTGCCCATTGTCGCGTCAACTGTCTTTAATGCTGCATCGTACTTTTGGATTTTAGCTTGTAAGTAGTCGTAACTTCTTTGCTCCTCATTTGATAACTTAACGCCGAGTTCTTTGCGAATCGCTAAATCTCGGTAGGTTTTTGTCATTGCCGACAACTTTTGATCCACACGAGAATAAACTGAGTTTAAGCGTTCTTGGTTGCGTATTTGAGTTGCGGTTGTTCGCGCGTCTTTTTCGGCTTGCGTTTGTGCTTGCTTCGCCATTCGCTCCTGCTTTTGGCGCAAATCAAGTTGTAACTTTTCGGTTCTTAACTTTTGTTGTAGTAGCTTTTCGCTTTCAATCTCTGCTTGATTGATTGCGTTTATGTCTTGAACGGTTTTCTTTTGAGCTGTTGCCAACTCCCCGTTCATAGTCTTAGCAATGCTACGAAGCTCACTATCAAATTTTTCTAAAATGCCGAGCGTTGAAGCTATTTCCCTTCCGATTTCTTCGAATGGTGAACCTGTTACTAAATCACTCTTTTTTATTGCTTCTTGCATATTCTTCGAACATTTCTTTAAATTCTACAATCGTTATCTCTTTTGCTCTCACAATTGTACCCATCCATTTGGATAAATGAACGAGGCATTGTTGAGTAGTCATTCCTTGCAATTTGCTAGGGTCTGCGCTAATCATTTGAGCTTCCGCAACCTTGATTTGATTTAACAAAAATAAATCATTTGTTTGGATAAATTGAAGACGTAATTTAACCAAGTGAATTTTGAGCTTTAAAAAGTATTCAAGTCCTTCACCAATGCCGAACCTTTCAAGGTATTCGTTGTATAATTTTAACCAAATAATCTCGTCATATTTAGTTGACTTTGCGTCTCGATTCACATATCGCATATCTCCACTTTGGCACTTTTCCCAATTATACAATGGAAAATCGTCAATAGTTGAATAAGATTGATTTGATTTCTTTGATGTACGAATCGCGAATAATGTCGCGAAGTTTTGCAATATTTTCATCTGTAAGGCTTAAAATTGAATCGTGCCACCATCTTTTATCTTCCATTTTGCGCGTGTCACCTTCAATAGTGATCGCATCAAGTAGAACGCGCACATACATCGAGCGATAAAATTCACCTGTGTCGTATAGCGTGAATGGTGTGTTAAATTTCTTTTTGGGATTGATTAATGAAGTCAAATAAGAATAATATCCAATGACTTTGTTGTCGCCATCGATTCCTTTACTCATCAACTGGTCTTGTTGTACAAACTCGATTATTTCGCGTCGTGTCGTTGGCGAAAAGGCATTGAACCAAGCAACGGACTCCGAAAGCATGCGCCCCTTCATTAAAATCGCGTGTAACTTACTTTGTCCTATTGCCATAACAAATACAAAGTAACAAAAAAAGGGAGTTGTTACACTCCCTTTTCAGTTTATAATGAACAAGTTATTTTTTTCGCACCCTTTTCTTTGGTGTTGGGTTCGCTATTGCAAACGCTTCACGTACAATGTTTTCAGGAACTGACTTCATTGTACTTAAAACAACTTCCAAGCTATTACAAGCAAGAAAATCACGATTGAATTGAACTCCGTTTATAACTATCATTGTTCTATTATTGTGCAACAAATGCAGTTACTGCGCTTTCGAATCCGAACACTAAGTTACCGGTTGCAGCATGGAACGCTTTTAATGTACAATCGTTTCCTGCTGTTTGCGCTGGGATTGTAATTGTGTAAGTTCCTGGTACCGTTGCTGACTCAGTAACCGAAGCGATTGTGATGTTTGTTGATGTTGTTACGTTTTTAGCTGTAAAGTCACCTAATACCGCACCCGTCCAAGGCAATTGTACAACTGCGTTACCGTAGTCAAACGTTGCTTTAACGATAAGTGTTGTATCATCTTCAACCGTAATATCTAAATTCACGTCAATCATTCCGTTCAACTCTAAAGCTGAATAAGGAGCGAATAAATCCGCAGGAATCATCCATTGATCACCATCATTTGTCAACAAAGAGTAATCCATTTGGATCATTACTTTTGTTCCTGTATCGGCAGTCGCATCCATGAATCTTGCATCGTAAGAATAACGATTCACAGGGCGTGGATATAAATCCGTTCCTTCTTTTTGTCCTTTTAAGTTTCCACAAACGTCAATCAAGTAAACACCGAAGTTCACGCAATTGTCAGCTACTTTAGCATAAAATTGCTCGTTCACTCCCCAACATTCGAATGTTACGGTCTTAACTCCATCACGAGTTTTGAAACGCTCACCGTTGTCGGCAGTTTCATAGTTCGGGTCTGCTTCCGTGTGCGTTACGTTACGCAAGTTGTTAAACGGATAAAGACGTTTTGATGGATCAGGGTTATTGATTGCATCCAACAAGTCATCTGCTAAAGTAGCACTTGTTAAATCGAATCCGTTGCGAGTTCCATCGCTTGCCAAAATTGGCATTAAAAAAACTCCGGAAGTTAATCCGAAGGGTTTGACATTCGGAAAGCCTGTGTTTCCAATTTGTCCGTTGCAGTTACATCCAGCAATTCCAGCCATTTTAAAATAATTTAAAGATTAATAATCGTATCAAAATTAGCAATTTTCACAATAACGTGCGAATATTTCTAAATTCACATCAAATTCAACCGCACTTAATGTTGAATCAAATATCTGTTTTTCAATACCGTTTTGGCTTTCCGTTCCAAATTTCGGGAAGTCCCTAGTGGTAAATGAATTAAATCCTTTGAAGAATGAAGCGTTGCGAAGTATCGTTCTTTGGAACTCGTCCATCAAAGCGTACAACGGTTTTACCGCTTCATCTTGACGATCAATGTTAAGCAAGTTCCAATCACTCCAGTGGATAAACCAAAGTTTACATTGTGACGTCCTGGTACTTCCTTGCTCGAATCCGTTTGTGATTTCATCCGTTGGTGACACCAACCAAATAAATGGGAGCTTTGAACGCTCGCTATTTATTCCGTCATCATTCAAATACTTTGACCATTCGTATTTTGTATTGGAAAGCGTGCCATTGAAAAACAACGGTTTCTTGATCGTTACTAATGTTTGATAGTTGATTGATTGACTTGTAATTGTAAATGTAACTTCGTTTCCATCGATTGACTTGACTTGAAGCTCGACACCATTTACATACGCGAACTCGTAAAGTTTAATCCATTTCACATTGCAAAATGTTACGACTTGCTCGTTGTTTGCTACTTGCGAAAATGATTCAACGCGCAAAGTATTATCAAGTTTATTGATAATCTCTTGCTCGATTATTTCAGATATTAACCTCATGCGAACCAAATAGAATCTAATTCCACACCTCGATATTCTGGGTAAATGTCTTTGTTGTGTTCTAAGAATCGTTGCAAAATTACGGAGCTTTTCACCGCTTGATTGAATAACACTATTGTATTCGTGTAATTATCGTTGGCAACGCTCCCAGCTTCAACGCTTGGTTTGATTTGCCCAGTGCTAGTGGAAATTTGTAATTGTTCACGTGAATAATGAACGTAAACAAGCGCGCTCAAAATGTCGGTTAGTCCTGTACAAAAATAAGAGCGAGCGCATCCGTTGTATTCAACTTCAAATGCAAACTCGCTCTTAATGTCCTCGAATCTAGCGACTGAATCGTCATCATAGAATAAATCGGCTAATTCTTTGCCGAATAGCTGGTACAAATACTTTTTTTCATACAGGTGAATGTATTGCTCAATTAAGGCAGTTCCGTTCTTAAACGCCACCGAAAGTTGGTAACGATTAACAAATGATTCAACTGATAAGAAATAAGTAGGTACTGGCATATTTATTCAATTACGATTTCTTCTTTTGATTCTGTTTCAGGTGCTTCCGGTGCTTGCGCTTCTTCCACAACCATTTCAACAACTTTTGCGCCTTTCTTAGGTGCTTTTTCTTTTGCTTCTCCTTTGATTGCTTTACCTTCTTTGATTAGATCGCTTGCAGTCGCGTTTGATACTTCAATCGTTTGTCCTGCTTTCTCTTTAGAGAACTTTTCTGTAAGTGTAATTTTCATAACGTAGTTTTTTTTACGCCACAAACCCCGACAAACCGCTAAGGTTAATGTCGGGGCAAATGTGACTAATTACTAACTACTAGTCAGTAATCAACGCGATTGCGTCAGCCATAACGCCTTTCACTAATACTTGCGTATCGTTTGCAGATACGAATTGTACTAACGCTTGCTCGGCAAGGATTGTACGTAAGTTTTTAGAGAAATCGTCATTTTCTTGACCGATATTCAATGAAAGACCTTCGCGGAAACGAACGTTAATCACTGATAAATCACCACCTACGAAATCGTAGTCCGTACCAACTAAAGCAACCTCAGCAATCAATTGCATTCCTGCAACCATTGTACCGTCTGCGCTTCTAAATGGCGGGATTTGGTAAATACCATCAGTTGACTTTTGCATATCCATTTGAGCCAAGATGTCTGGATTAACGAATACTGCTGTTGCCGTACCAAATGCTTTTTGAACTTGTAAAGCCAACGCGCGGAAAACGTCTGCGTAAGTTGGTGCTGCGGTAACGATACCACCACCTGTAAACGCTGAAGCGTAGTCAAACAAACCATTGATTAAAGTTCCGTCACCTGCGAATAACTCGTCAACCGTTGCTACTTCGATTCTACGAATCAAGTTAGCTTGTAAGTAAGAAACTAATTGTGGCAAGTCGCGCAACATCTCTGTTGTTACTTTACAAGTAACCGCGATTTTGTTCACTCTCGCTTCTTTCTCTTTGTATTGAACAGAGATTTTTGTTTTCGCTGCACCTTCAGCAATGAAGATAGGCAAACCTTGCTCGTTGTATTCTTCAACCCACATCGCAACGCGGTTGTTGATTGTTCCAACTGAAACAAGACCTAAGTAACGAGATACACGAGAACGAATTGGTGAAATGATACCTGTAAAGGCAGTCAATAACCAATGAGAATCGCTATCACCACCTAAGATAGTGTTTGCTTCGCTTACCGTAACCGCTGCTTTCACAGTGATGTTTACGTTAGCTCCTTTAGTCGTCAAAGACGCTTCAAGTTCTTCTTTGCTCGTTTCAAATGCACCCATCAAGGCATCTTTGAACGATTTAAAAGATTTCTCGTTTCCTTTCGGAGTTTCTTTCAAAGACGCGATTTGCGTTTCGATTTCCGTGATTGCAGTTTTCATTGCATCAAGGTTAGTTTCGTTTTTCAACGCTTCGATGGAAGCATTAATTGCCTCAACATCACTTTTACTTGCAAAGCCTTTCTCGTCCAATTTTGTCTCTAAGGCTTTGATTACTTCTTCTGTTGTCATTTTTTCTGATTTAGAAGTTTTCAATTATTTTGTTCCAATCCAAGGCAGGAACATCGACCTTTTGAGTGTCGTTAGACGGCTCGTGTGTTTTTGAAGTGTCATCGTTGACGGCTTCTTTGCGAACTCCGCATGTCTTACAAAGTGCATCGCCATTATCTGCGGATAGATTTGGCGTGTCCTGCTGACACATTTCGCAATAACTTTTATCAGTTAACTCAGTGATTGACATCACTGGAGTGATTGTATTAGATCCTTTTACAACGGCGCTACCTTCGATAACTTTCGCTTCGGTAACCGCCCAAAAATAACCGCGCATGTCCGCAACTTCTTTGTTTGCTACTTGTGGGTAGTATTTATCCCAATTTGCTTTTTCGCTTGCGTAGCTTGGTTCGTTTGTATCAACGCACATAAACAACTTAACGTAACGCATGCCAACCGAGTGATTAAGCACATAACCGTTCTTGTATTGCTCGAACATAAAAGGATTGCGTTTCGAGTCGATTGTCACGTCAAAAGTCAACGCTTGCGTGCTACCTTCGTAAGTTGCGCCAAGTTTTGACCAAGCGATTTGTTTTGTGCTTGCAACGAATTCGTTGTTGATTGAATCCGCGATCACGTATTCGAATTCCATTTCATGCTCTTGTAACAAATGAAGCATTTTAGTTTCGGAAAGTGATTTTTTCCAAAGACCTGGTATGTGACAATCCATGTGTGAATCAATCACATTTGTGGTGTTTATACACAATGAAAGTTTTAATTTACCGACTTGGTACGAATCCGCACCGTCTTCTTTTGTGATTTCCACTTTATTATTTACCTCGCCATATGAAGCAAAAATAACATCACCGTGCTTGATTGCACTGGTTTTTTTAGCCAACAAAAGCTCTTTGTTTGCTAGAATGTGCTTGATGTTTTCCTCTCTTGTCATTTCTTTACAATTTCGTTAGATGACTTAACAATCGTTTTAATTTGCTTGATGGCTTCAATTTCTTTGGGTGTTAATTTACTCATCTTAAAAGTATTTGAATCAAAATTAATCTAAATTTGTGAATATTATTAAAAAATTTGGAAATGGATATTATTCAAAAATTTTTCTCCGCACTTGGATGGGGCAACTCGAATTACTACACAACTCAACAAATTGGAAGCGTAGCACCTCAGTGGGTAAACACCTCCGATAAATGGAACTTGTATAATACCATTCCAGAACTCAACGCCGTAATTAACCGATATGCCGACATGGTCGCAAGTGCCAATCCAATCGTGAAGGACAAAAAAGGAAACGTTGTTGAATCAAATGCAAATAACATCTTTCGATTGATTGACCGCCCGAACGCAATGCAAACGTGGGGCAAAATGATGAAGATGATTGCGATTAATCAATGCGTAACAAACAACGTTTTAGTGTATGCGCCAAATGGATCGTTTGGTAAATTGCAACTTTTACCTTTGGCATTCAACAACGTGAAAATCGTACCTACGGGAAAGAATTTGATTTCGGTTGACTTAGGGAGCTTCATCGAGAAGTTCCAAATACCAACGTCACGAATTGACGATTACAAAGACTTCATGCCAGATGAAGTTATTTACATTTCGGAAATTGACGGTATAAATTTATTTGACTCAAAGTCAAAGATTGACGCTTTGAAAATGCCATTGTCAAACTTGGAAAAGCAATACGTGAAAAGAAACGTTTTACTTGTGAATATGTTTTCACTTGGTATCTTATCGAGCAACAACTCGGACGGTATTTCTGCAATGCCTATCGAGTCTGAGGATATTGAAAAGATACGCAAAGATATAAAGAAACGTAACGAAGGCGAAGTGATAATAAGCGACAAGCCTTTGAAGTTTGACCCTATGACTTTCCCAGTGCGCGACTTGATGTTATTTGAAGAAA